TTTCTTCATTGCTGTTCGGGCTCCTCATCTAATAAAATCTTTAATGCCTCTTTCAACGGTTTCGATGGCTCCACGCCCTCTGACAGCGAAGCTTGTGACACAGGTTTCCATGTGTCAGGCAATCCGGTGATTGTGATTGGGAAGCAGCGTTTAACCTAAATCCTAAGTCATTATATTTAGCTTTAATAATCGTCCCTTCCGGCTCGTTGAACAGAGCGCGGCATGATTCGACTGTGTTGGCTGTTGTGTTATTCATTCAACTTTTACTCCTTTTTAATAAACACATCTTTCACCTCTTCATCATTCTCTACCCAACCGCCTACAACGAACTTCTGGGGAGCCCGACGATATCGAGTTCCAGAGGTCAGTTGTTGCTTCGTTGGAGGATAATAAAGAGGATTATCAATGGGTCTCACTCCAATTTTTTCCAACTTTCACCTCACCATCTATCGGACATCGAAACTTAAAGAACTCGCCAGCCTCTCGGAGAGATTCCAGGCAAGCCTCTTTAACAAATTCGAGTCTCGATAAATCATTCAACTCTATCTGAGCCTCGTCGTGCATATTCAACACGAAGGCATAATCCACTCCATGAACCATCCCAGCCTCACAAAACTTCTCGTACAAAATACAGAGAGCCTTCTTCATTAAGATAGCCCCTGTCGATTGCAGTAGGAAATTCAGAGCGCTATGAGGAGACCGGATATGTACGATTCGCCCATCAATCCCTCGGATGTAACCTTTATCACTAACAGTGCCTTTAACTTTTGTTAAAACTTTTTTAATTGCAGGAATCTTCTGGAAGAATCGACGCTTTAACCGCTTACCCGCATCAACACCTTTACCAATAATTCTGCCAATCTTTCCATCACCTGCACCATACCTTTGTGTTCACAAGGAGTCGTTAATTCCTTGCCGGTACTAGACCAGCTACATGTCGCCATGCAGAGCAGACTATATCATTACCTCAATACTAAGAGGCACGATGCGCTTCGAGGTCACTAGACCCCTACTCCCACAAGGGGATAGTCGTTGCACCTTCCTTACTCATCATCCACTTTAAAATCATCAGGAACTCTTGAGTAGTTCCATTACTTTTAAGGACATTCATCCGAGAGTTTATGAACGAGACATTCCCTTGAACATAACCAAGCTCAGGATAGAACCTATCAAGATGAGCTTTAGGTCCCCCTTCAGTCGATAAATAAATGGGACTGTTGGTTATAGGGCATATCCCAGTCCATAAACTGTGCAAGTAGTCTACAGTTAAATTAAAGGGTAGACCTAGCTTCTCGGATATACGTTTTTTCTCGTAGTAAAGACGACAGAGCTTACATCGACTCCGGTAGCCTTTACCTGCTCTATGAAATTCTTGTTGGATATTTTTAAATCGTTTACATGATGTACATTGTTTTTTCTCTATAATCACACCTCAACTTCCTAGGCGTGATGAGTAAGGCTTGGCTCAGGATTGTCTACTTGAGATGTCCCCTGAGTTCACATCGTTTTACTTCCTCCTATTAAATTTAAAGGAAGGCGTAGATAAATGTCTTCGCATCATTTCGTGTTGGTAGATCCGCAGCTACCTGATTCTCTGTGTGGATATCCCCAGTCAGTAAGATATCTCTGTACTTCCCTCCATCATAAGGGGTCATGTAGTGACTTAAACATCTCAGCTCCAAACCGGAAGCATCAAACCCCACAAGCACAGAGTCTTCAGGAACTTTAAACAGTTCGCGAATCTCCCTACCGTACGGAGTCGTGACCCTAGGGATGTTCGCAATAACCCTGTGAGTACAGCGACCTGTAACAGCCCCATTGGTATTTAAGTAACCATGAAGCCTACCTGTTTTCTCTACATACTTCTTGAGCCAACCATTAGTCCCTGAGTAAATAAGACCTAACCGTTTATTCAAGAGAGCTATCTTCAGTAGATGCTTCGCTTCAGGATACTCAAGACTACTAAGGACTTGTTCATCCACAGCAGCTTTACCTGACTCAGTAAATTTCTTAGGTTTCCAGTTGTGCTTCTCTTTGAAGCGCTTAGCGATGTGGTCCCCACTATTAGGATTGAACTGTACGAGTTTAATTTTTGAGTACGAGCACCCCTTAGTGTACTTCACAGGCCAGGGAAGACCCTTCCTCATTAAGCGACTCGATTTGACTTCGACAGGTTTTGTACCTACCTGCTCGAATCTATCAGGGAAATACTTATTAATCAGTTGCTTCTCTAATTCCTGCTTCTCTTTAAGCATTGTATTTGTAAGTCCCTGAGCCTTCTTCACATCGAACAAGACTCCATGAGACTCTTGTATCCTAATAATCTTTGCGAAGTCATGCTCTAACTGAATAGCAGTCTCTGAGTATTTTTTAGAGACTATCTTATCCACTAGCTTTCTATTGACCTTAACATCCTGCTCGCAATACGTGTGCATCGTCTGAGTCCAAGCATCCCAAGGGCCTTTAAAATCTCCCTTCCATAAACCTAGACGTTGCCCCCATGCTTCTAGGGAGTGTCTGCCTACATTCTTCTTCTCTAATCTTCCTGGCTTCTTACGTTGGAATGAAGCATCCAAGTCAGATAGATTGGTCCAGATAAGCCTGGAGATAATTAAAGTGTCTCGGATTCGCCCTTTAGGCTGGAAGTTAGGTTTTACTTTTTTAATAGCAGGGATGTCAAAATCCTGAATATTATGTCCCCAAAGCTCTTCAGCCTCTTGAAGCAAAAAAACCCCCTCATCAATTGACAAGGGGGTGTAATCAGTTTTCATAGGAGGAGCATCGGAGCATGAGTAAATTTCGTTGGTATCTAAGTCCTGGATGACTAAGCAATGGATAGTATCCAATTGGTCCAAGAAACCATTTGTTTCTATATCAAATAATAGACGGTTCAATAATCATCTACTCCTTCCTGTTCTTCTACATCATCAAACTCAGGCTCTTCATAATCCGTAAGTCTCGTCGTCTCAGGGGAATACTTTAGACACCCAGCAACTCCAGTCTCTCCGGTGAACCTGTTCTTTAAAATACGTACCTTAGTGATATGTCGCTGCTCTTCATCTTCTTCCTGTTGGTTACGCTCTAAGCCAATCACCATATCCGATAGCCCTTCAATCGCAGAGGAACCTCGAAGGTCACTGAGGCTAATCTCAGAGCCTCTCTCGAAGCCTTTAGCACCTCCTGTGTTGCGTTTGACATGAGAGATGAGTAATAGACCGATATTCAATTCCTCAACAACAGTCCTGAGACGAGTCATTAAGTTATCAATCAAGCGTCGTTCATCCCCATCAGCTATACCTGAGACAACAATAGAGATGTGGTCCAAGATAATCCACTTACACTCCAAGCCTTTAGCGAGATACCGAATCTTACTAATCAGAGATTCAGGAGTCACAGAGCCAAAGTGGTCATAGATGTAACAACGAGACTCTCCACTCACAAAGAGGCTTTGGAAAGACTGCTGAGCTTCTTCAGACTCTTTCAACTCCTCAGGGTTATTCTGCATGACATGGAGAGGTTTACTTAAATCAATTGACATTAACCCTAAGACAGTACGCTTCTTCGACTCTTCAAGAGCAATGTAGCCTAAGTTATCACCTGACTTGAGGATGTGATGCCCAATTTCACGACAGAACTGGGACTTACCCATACCACTCCCAGAGGTTATCGTGACAATCTCTGAGGTCCTCATTCCATGAGTCATCGTGTTCAGGAAAGGCCACGGGTACTCTAGGGACTCTTCGGTATTTGGGGTAATCAGTTCACCCCACAACTCAGCAGCATCGATAATACCCGCAGGACTGTACTGTTTCGCATCCCACATAGCACTACGGACTTCATCCCCTCGACCAGCCATGAGCATCTCGTTGGCATCTTTAAGAGGCAATGTAGCAATGTAAGCCTTACCTGGGCTCAGGACATCACAACACTCTTCAACAGCTTTACGGCCAGGCTCATCCTGGTCGAACATGAAGATGACTTTATCGAATTGCTCCAAGTACTCCAGATTCTGTTGAACAGACTTTTTAGCACCTTGAGCCCCTGCTGGTATCGAGACGACAGGCCACTTATTATCCTGTAATTGAGATACTGAAAGAGCATCAATCTCTCCCTCAGTGATGACAATCATCTTCCCAGATTCTCTCCAGAGCCAAGAGCCGAACAGAGAGACATTCTTGAAATCCCCTGTAGTAAGGAAGCTCTTGTCTTTGAATCGGAGCTTCTGAGCGATTAGAGCCCCTTTCGAGTCTCTGTAGGAAGCGACCTGTACCTTCTTACCGTTGTAGGTGCTGTAACCGTACCCCCATTTCTCACAGGTAGCCTGGGTGATTCCTCGCTTCTTAATAGGCTTTATGTCGATATCAGAGATGAGAGGTCTCGGAGTGTCACTTCTAGGTGAGTCATAACTTCCTTTACTACTGCTGCTGTCGGAAACTCCACATGAAAAACACTTCCCCCCTCCATCAACATATAATACATAAGCATCTGAGCTCATGCAGTGTGGGCAAGGCCCTTTCGAGATATATTCTCCCACATTAACTTACCCACATTCTATTTTAATAGCATCGCATGTAGTTGGAATACCTACCTCTTTTAACGCTTCAAAAACTGCTTTAAAATCTTCACTACCTTCATCGCCTCGCCATGCCCAAATACCTCTCTCTCGGATACAAAGTAACTTTTGACGATGAGGACCAACATGACCATATAAAGTTACGAACTCTTCTTCCAAAGAGTTAGTTTCACCCACTACTAATTCAAGCTCTAAAGGCTCTTTTGGTGATTCACTTTTAATTTTTACTTCTCGTTTTTGTCCACTCATTTTAATGTCTTTCTATTAATTAATTAACCACACAATGAATATTCGGCGTAGATGTGACCATTCAAGTCCTCACGAATCTCTGTGTGAATCTTGCAGCCCTTCTTCTTTAGGCTGTAGATATGACCACCGAGACGGAAGGTCCCGTAGAGTCCCAAGGCTTCTAAGGGGGTGATGGTACGCCCTGTGAGCATGTGTTTGTAAATAGACTCAATCTGTGAGCCTTTACGAAATTTTAGATTTTTCATACGACTACTACTCCTTTGTTATTGTTGATAGAAAAGTAAAAGGGGCTATCTAAGGGAATCCAAAAACAACCCCTTGAACTTCGTAGAGGGTCCAGACTTCACCACCGAGTAATCCCAGCAGTGCCTCTACTAACAAGCCTCACAAAGTAACCTGTTCTAAAAGGGAAGGCGTGAAGCATGTAATCAGCGGAATTATTTTGCCGCTGGCAAACCTCGGCAGCTAACATTTGTTATAAACAAGTGGAACCAAGTCCGAGGTAAAACATCCGGTCTGGGGCACCAACTTAATATTAAATGTGTGACCGGATAATCACCGACGAACTACCGCGCTCATCGGGCCCTAGGGAATACTAAATATGTTATTTTACTGTTGCTGGATACATCATGTTGATAATCGAAACAACGAAGTTATAACCCGCTCGGATAGCAGGATTGATTTTGTGTAAAGGATATTTCTCTGTGATGTGTGTTGGGAGGATTACATGTACAGCAGCAACGACATCCTCAACATCTGCTTGAGTGGCATCACCATCCAGTAAATCCATCACCTCAGTAATAATGGCGTAAGCTGGCTCAAACCATTCCGAATTAAGGAACTTATAAGCTGGCCCAATCGCCTTTAAAAATTTAAGCATGTTCTAAACCTTTTTCTTGAGCCCAATACGTCACGTCGAACGCAGGGCATTGTGTCGCCATAAACTTACGATGGGCAGCTACTTTAGCCCCTGGGAATAATTGTTGTAAGTATTTAACCAGTTTCTCTAAAGAAGCCCATTGACGCTTAGTAAAATTATTGGAAGCCTTACCAGTCTTTGAAGAGACTCCACCTATCATGCAGATAGCTAAGGAACTCCCATTGATAGGCCAGGACTTAGGGGAGTATTTATCGTAACAGTGAGCCCCATGAGACCATTGAGGTCTTAGAGCTTCGATGTCCCCATTGCGCCTGATGACGTAATGATAGCCTCCCATTGTATACCCACGTCGTATATGAGTAATGTTAATTTCAGCAGCACCTATATCCTGCTTCTCAGTATTAGCTGAGTGGTGCACAAGAATATAGTCTGTCTTTGAGCGTTTTTTAAGTTGTTTAAGAATATTAGGCGATACAAGATTTGTTTGTTGTATCTCTATTGTCATTTTAATTGATTATCTTTTCTTTTTACTTGGCCGCTCTTTGAGCCATGCCTTAGGTATCTCACGGTCCGCATAAAGGAATCCGTTCTTCTCACACCACATGGCATACGTTGTCTTAGAGCCTTTACGTATTTTCTGTTTTGAATTACTAAAAACAAAGCGGATATCCAGGTCAGGATACTGATTCTGTACCCATAGATGTTTCTGTCTATCCGCTGTAAGGAACCTACCTTTAGTTTCTATGATAATTCCGTTAGGTAGAAGGAAATCAGGTGTGTAAGACCTTTTTTTAGCAGGTTGCATATACTCAATCTTGAAGGACTCAAAACTAAATGATACACCACTATCAGTAAGCTGATTTGCTATCAATTCCTCTAAGCCTGAACGGAACCCGTATTTCTTCCCCACTTGTTCTTGAGTTAAAGAGCGACTCTTACTTTTACTAGAAGTCCTCTTCTTCGTCATCCTCGTCCTCTTCGTCTTCGTCACTATCCTCCGAGGTTGATTCACTCTCTTCTTCTTCGGTGTAATTGAATCCATCCTCCTCTTCAAAACCACAATCGTCTAAAGATTCAGCACCAGATACAAGTTCAAGTACCTGAACACCAACCATTGATGCTGATAATGATGCGACACCTAACTCAATACCATACGGTGTTAATTTAAAAGCCACCTTAACAGTAGAGCCGCCATAGATGCTTACATCTTTCCCAATAGGAGTACGAGAGGCATCAATGACATAAGGGCCAGGTAAGAGTTTTTCGTCTTTTGTATAAGCCTTCTTGGTGAATTTAAAGATGGTACGACCAGTCTCTTCACCGTCTTCATCAAGCTCAGGAACATAAGGCAACTTACCTTTACTCAAGACCTCTCGTTTTTCTTTCTTATGTTCAGCAATCAACTCATCCTGATGGTTGTTAATAAACTCCATCAAAGCGTCTGCTTCATCACCTTCCAGGATAAGGCCCATATCGTACTTACCTTTAGCCATCCCCTTTTTAGTTTTGAAATCTTGACCAGGTTTAAACAATTTAGGGTAACGTGCAGCCCCTTTAGGACTAATTACAATCCCCTTTTTTCCTAGTTTAATCTCAATTGATTTCTTCTTCTTCTTTGTTTTAGTTTTTGCCATATTTAGTGAATAACCACCTTTCCATGTTCATCTAATTCAAGTCCTGTTGATTCACCAACGGAATGGCATAAATTGAATCTTCCTGTCGCTTTATCAATTTCTAATACACACCACCCATCACCAGGCTCATCATCCGGCTCATCAACCATTAAAACAATGGTGTCGTCTCTATCTACTAGATAAAATTTTAATTCCTCATCTTTATTCACTTCTCTCAGTTTACATTTAGGCACTATAAATCTCCTTCATATAAGCCACATCAAACCCACCACGAATCAGAGCACCCTCTAAATCCACTGGGAGTACCTTACCTTTCTTAAGTAATTGAATTGCGTAGTTCACCATCTGTTCTTCATCTAACTCCTTACTCATTTATCTCATTCCACAAATAGTCATAGGTCCCTCGGAACTCTGGGACCTCTCTGAACTCTTTCTTCATCATGTTTTCTACTGTCTGTAGAATTTCACTCTGATTCACTCCATGTATCTCTAAAAGCATTAAAAATAGAGTGGCTATTGTATAAACTTGTGTCTTACTATCAAAGTTTTGTATTGTAGAGATAGTTTTGTAACAACATTCACCTACTTTAATTGGATTGCAGAATGAAAGAAATGAATTATCTATCTTTCTATGTTTCATCTCTTAAGAACCTTTGAAATTTTATTATCGTTAGTGTAGACCTAGGCTTCTTAATGAAATACCCTGACTTCCCAAGGGATTTTTACAACAAAGGAGTAGTCAGGGTATATTTGTATAGTATGTACGTTTTAGGCAAAAAAGAAGGGGGAGTCCAAGACATCAAAGATGTTTAAAGAACCCATCTCAGGAGGCTCAGGGAGGGTCTCAGCAGCCTTAGGGTTCTTTGTGGATAGTAAGGCTACTACGTCATCGTAAATCTCTCTGAGGACATCCTGTTGACTGTACATATCTACAAAGGCTTCTCGTAACGCCTGCGAGGACTCGACTGTTTGGGCTGCATGAGTGCCATACGAGTCATGGACCATCATAAAGTTATTGATGCCATACTCCTCTTTAGCTTTAATCACATACAAACAGAGTGCCGAGGCATCCATTGAGTGAACGAAGTTAGGAGCTATACCTTGACGTTGACGACGACTCGCAATCGTATCCTCCTCTCTGGAGTAAATGATTGGACTGTAAACACGCCCTTGTAGGTGTGTCTTTATTCGACGTTTAGTGAAGTTATTATACTTCTGACAGACAGGGAACCCACTCGGTGTCACCCACATCATAGGGAGTCCATTCTTACTACAAACACTCGCCATGTTCTTGAGCCAATCCATAGCGATACGGGCCTGTGGAATCGCTTTGACGATACTGTTCCACAAGTACCCACCTAGGAATATATGATAATCTGCTATTTTAGAGGCATCCTTTTTGAATATCTCTTTGATGTAGTCTTTGGTTTGGTCCTGTACATGCTCTCGAATATAAGAGACACACGATTGCATCGTCCCTCCGTAAGGCTGTACCATTACAGGGCGCTTAGTGAGTGTTCTATCGATACCGTATCGTAGCCAGGTCTGAGCTTTCTCATAATCCTCGTGGTCTTCAGGGATTTTAGAGAGACTCTCATTTAGATTATCAGCGACAATACCGTAGATATCGCTTGGTTTATCCTGGGGTATCAGGTTGACAGCTCGACCACCCTCAGCGTCTCGCAACATTGCAGAGAAATGTTGAATCCCGTTGCACGAGCCATCAACAGAGATAGGGAGATGCGAGACGAACCCGTAACCTTCCGATTCAAACTTGAACCACTCGAAACACCATGCAAGAAATTGGAAAGGCTCGTCAGCATCTGACCACTCCCGATTCTCAAGAGGGTCTTCAGCTATTTTAAGAATCCAATCGATATTATCTGCTACCCAATCAATTCGAGCATCAAAATCAACTTTATCCTCTCCCCAACAGTTAGCGCCATGAATCGCTAACCACGAGGCATGTTCCGGCTCAGTGATTGCGATACCCTCGCTAAATCTGAGGAGACTCTTAGCTCTATCCGTCCCTTGAGGGTTTAGAAACACTGGGGTAGGGTACATACGACCCCTAAAATCAAGAGTGTGAGGAAAATAAATTGCATCGTACTCTTTGAATCGATTAGCCACTTGAAGCAGAATATTTGTTTGAATACGCTTTGTCTTATTCTCAAGTTCACTGTTGTATATATCACGGGCATACACTCTCCATTCATCAAATTTAATACGCTGTTCTTCAGTCATGTCCTCTTTTTTAATCGAGGAATCAATAGGACAAGGATTAGGTTTTAATCGGACACGAGGAGGTAGGTCACCGAGCATTAAATCTCTTTCCCACACTTCATTCATCACATCGAGTACATCGGTATTAATAGACCACTTAGTCTCTTGAACAATATTCAAGGCCTTCAGTACCTGAGTGAGTTTGAAGCCTTTCAAGTCTTCTACGTACTGTCTATTATCAGTTCTAATGAGCTGAAGAGGTTTGATGTGGTTTGAGTGATATCCGCCCCCGAACATACCTGTCCAAGGTTTAGGAGGGATGACAGTAGGCCAGTATTGAGGCATTAAGGTTTTAACGAACTCATTCTCTTTTTCAATCCACTCAAGGACTTCTGAATTGACGACCAGGAAGGTGTCTGTCTTGTTTTTGTTGACCCTCATTGTTCGAGTTTGAAAAGCTCCTGTGTGAGAGATGAGAATATCAATCAGCATTAAACCTAAACGAATTTTGACATCAGAGCCCCAAGGAGTGTGTAGGGGAGTCTCACTGGTACGAGTATTTTCGTTGTAATTAGCTAGGAACTCATGTTTATGTCTGTGTCTGGTGTAGGTTTTAGCTAGCTCAATGAAATGGTGGTAAGCGTATTTGTTGTGAGCCTTAACTTCATCGCAATACAACTCATCTTCGAGGTAACTACCTAGTTTTGAAGAGATACTGTGGAGTTTTGGGGATACTGCCATCTCGTTAAAACAGACTTTCAAGGTCATGTAAGCTAATACTTCAGGTTTGAAGTATCTCAAGTGATGGTAGAAGGTCCCTGAGTTTGTACCTACTTTTCGTAGATGATGAGCTTTACCATTCTCTATCTTATCTAAAGTTTCCCTAATCCCTTCCGTTAAAGGGTCGATGAGTGTTTTAATCATCTTACGAGACCCTGCTGAGACGGATTCCATCTTGGCTTGCTTGCCTCGCTCAATGAGTCTCGTCATTCTGCTGATGCCTACTTCGACAGATTCTTTCTCCAAGGCGATTTGAGTTTCAAACAACTCGTTTGACGTACATACACTTTGTGCTACAATTGATGATGTTGTCATAAGTTAGGTGTCTCCTAAATTACCTGCTTATTACTTCTACAATTACTACTACTGCTTTGCAGTCTCTACAACTGCTACGCAGTCTCTACTACTACGTTTAGATACCCATCTAAGGACCTGCTACTTCCTTCAGGTGGGTTTATTTTTATTCTTAAGTCTTTACAAGCCATTCAATACATCGATAGCTCTCCGCTTGGAGCTGTTATCAAGATGGGAGTATCTGAGTGTTGTTTGGATACTTTCGTGACCTGCTAAATCTTGTACAGTTTTCATGTTTACACCAGCCTGTACAAGCCTTGAGCAGAAGGTGTGCCTGAGAGTGTGGATAACCACGTCAGGTAGTCCGAGGGCTTTTTGCATCTTGCGCCACTCATACCACACTCGATTACGTCCAAGAGAGGTGATATCTGTAAGGGGTAACTTGATTCGACTCTTCGAGATTCTCTCTGTGAGTGGTATGACCCTACTGGTGTTATTCTTGGTATTGCGATGGACATAAATGCTTACCCCTTCTGGTTCTACAATAATATCTTCAGGTTCTAATTTAATCAGTTCTGAATAGCGGAGTCCTGTGTCAATTAATACGACAGTCATGTCATACATGTGAGGAAGGTTATTGTCTTGAAAATAAGAGAGTATCTGAGCCTCTTCCTCTTTTGTGACCCATCGGATTTTCTTGGACTCTTTATCTTTTTGGAATGGGATGTGAGGTTTTGTCTGGATGTACCCACGGACACAAGAGTGCTGAAGGACCTTTGAGAGCCCTGAGAGCTTCCTGTTGATTGTCCCTGGGGAATTACCTCGTTCTCGAAGGGCTTCAACAGCCTTATCGATGTCTGTTGTCGATAGTTTGTTGAGTCTCTTCGTGGGTCCGAGGAGGTCCAGGATGTCTTGAGTGTTCTTGAATGACTTGTAACCATCACGCTGGTATTGCCAGGTAATGTGGTACACTTCCTCCAAAGCGGACTCAAGTGTTATACTTTTACTGCGACTGCCAACTGGCAGTTTACTACTACTACTACTAATACTCATAACTACTACCGTATTCTACTTTAAATAGGAACCTCACTACCATTTATTATCTAATATTGTAATGTATGTACAGAATTAATGCAAGTGGTTTATCATGGCAAATAATCCTAAATATAATGAAACCAAAGACCACACTGTCAATGCGAGAATTACTCCCACTGCACAGGGTTGGCTTAAAGATGTTTACAAGGGGAGTGTCGCTGATATTATTGAACAATTGGCACGAGATGAATTTGATGTGGCAAGGTACTGTAGTTTGCCCAAAGATTCTAAAAATAATTTGAGGCGGGGATTTTTTACTGAGGTCCCACTAGCGGCTCACAGCGCTTCTATGGGTCACGATGGGGCTTTTGTGGAGGGTGAGGAGTCTATTGAGACGTGGGTGCACCTACCAAACAAGTTAATACCTAAAGGGACGGATGACCCTAGGCAATGTTTTCTCTTTGAGGTCCGAGGGGATTCTATGGCCCCTAGTGTTCCCAGTGGCTCGCTGGTATTGGTGGATTCTAACAGAGAGGCTCAGAGTGGTGATGTGTGCTTGGTACAGTATGATGAGACTCTGAAGGTTAAGAGACTCAAGAGGCATAAGGATACCGTAGAGCTGTTGAGCGACAATGAGAGTTATAAGCCTTACAAAATACCTAAGCAGAATATTCAGCACCTTTACAAAGTGACTTTGATTATCACAGAGTTATGATAAAAAAAAAACACCCTCTCATTAAAGAGAAGGTGAAGGGATACCAAAATTTAAAGGCTACCGCTCATTATTCGTTCTGAAACAAAAAATCATTATGAGGTAATGCACCGGAATCATCTTTATATAAATGATACTCCCCCGACTCGAGTCCGTGATTTTCTGGTAAGTCAAAAATAGAGCAATAATGAAACACTCTCCATCCGGTATATTTAATATCGTATGGAACGACTAAAACTTGGTTTTCGCGAATCCACAACTCAAAAGAGTGTTTATGTGTATCAATTTCGTTAGATTCTAAAAATTTACGTAAACTATTAACCATTATGTTTCTCCTAACTATTAACAAAATTATGATTCTTGTCTGTCTTGCCAGCCCCAATATATTATCAAGATTATAGGTATTATGTGGTAGGCCCAAACAGTGGCCCATATTAAGTATTTGAGGAGTTTAGTCATCTGTAATACCTTAAGCCGTCGCGTTTACTGATAAACCATTTTTTAGGGATTCGAGTGCTAGGGTGACAGCACTCCTCAATGACAAAGGTGGCATAATGGATAGCGCCCCATCCAAACTTTAATTCATAGGGGGCAGGTTTTCGGTGATATTCTAACTCTACCACATCATCACGTACAGGTGGCGTCATTGTTTTTGTATCCTTCTACTGACTATTAACCGTATCGCGTAGGGGTCTCGATAACCCCCACGTGGCGCGGTTAGCTACCAAGTGAAACCAAAGGCTTCAATCTCTTTACGCATTACGTTGCCGGTCTTCTCAATATGCGCTTCAATCAACGGCTTCAATTCATCCGGTGGTAGCTCAATCATTTCATTTGTAGCGTCAGGCCAATTAAGATGGTTTCTAAACGCATTATAATCACGGTTTTTCCCCTTACCCCATCGGGTAGGTGTTTCTACAATCTCAAAAGGTAAGGTTTTTAAAGCCTCCACCATCTCAACGGCGTCTTGTTTGTTATTGAAAGAACACCCATACCACGGGCAAGGGTTTTCAAACTCTTTTGGGGCTTGTCCTACACCTTCCGCTTTGATGTGGTAATTTGGGCTATATGTTTCAGGGTCTTTTGTTTTTACTACCTCGTAAACTTCAAGGGTTTTTAATTGTTCAGGGGTTAGGGCTTCAATCCATTCCAATATTTTTTGGTTTAGTTTGAAGGTGAACGGGAATCCAACAAACCTCAGTGTTTTTTTGTATGCGTAGGGTTCGCCCTTTAACCGCCCCCAGCAATCTTTTTCACTGGCATGATACAGAGCGTTAGAGACAGTACGCATAGGTCCATCGGTTGAGTGTAGGTGCCATTTTAGGAGGTGTGCGTATTCTGGGAATACTTTTGCAAAAATGTCATGAGTACATCCACCACACTCAAAGGTTGATTCAGTGCGTGGGGTTCGACGGCCACGCCATAATGTGCCCGTGATTGAAAAACTATTGTGCCCGTTGTTGCACTCATCATCAAATCGTATAACGGCGTCATATATGTATTTTTGCCCGTTCTCATAAAATTCGCGGGTTAATTCTCTTTTTTGGTTTTTGGTTAAGATTGTCACTATATGGGTATCCTTCCTATACTACTGTTTTCTTTTAACCATTACTACCTACAGTCTCAATGTACTGTGTGTACACTTGTCGTTGTATATTATCGACTACACTACAATCATAATCCCCGCAGGTCTTTGGGAGGCTCTGGGCGTCTAGGTTACCTACTACACATAACCCGACAATGAACAATATTAACATGATTGTGTGTTGTATGTACATTTTAATCATAATTTTAAATCTCCCCTTTCTAGTTATAACAATGACCATTTACAGTTTTAAATAAACCGTCGGCAAGTTCTGTAACCTCGGTATAGAAACTGTTGCCCTTCATTTTCTTTTGGCGGCAAAGGCACTCTAAATAGAGATAAGTCTCACGGGATACCCGTTTGCCGTCTACTGTATACGTAACCCTTCTACATCTGTTTACAGGGTTATATGTGCATTTAAATTGCATTGTGTTGGTATCCTTCTACTTACTTACTACTACTTTTTCCAAACTCTACGTTGCCATCTGATGAAAACTAGAAATTGATGGTCATTTAGTGATTCTAAAAAGGAACCATAGGTATTCATGTTTGTTGTGTATAGCATTGCGTACTCGGTCAATCCGAATTGGTAGGCAATTTGATTCATATTAATCATTGTTTTTGGTATCCTTGTTTGTGTTGGTATCTCTTAGGGGAATCAAAGCAATTGCTTCGATGTTTATATTTATAATCCATAATCAATGCAATTGCAACCCCCTGAATTATTAAGATTGGTGTAATCAATTAACTAAGATTGAGAAAAATGCCCACAAATCCCCTCGATAAGCGAAAAAATAATAAAGGTGTGGTTAAGTATGAACAACCTAAGGATGTTCAAATTACCCTTAGATTGACCAGTAAGGCCAAAGAATGGCTTAAGGACAATGGTGGAGCTGACTTAATAGAGCAATTGGCTAGGGGAATGAAGACACTTAAAGATGATTAAACGATACTTAATAACCACTGTGGCCCTTGTGTCTCTTGTGACCTCTCAAGCGTATTGTGAGCCTTTAATCACCCCTAAGTGGTCTGATTATTGCCGAGCTGATAAAGCAAAATATTGTTCAAGTGAATACATTACCCCTAAGTACAGTGAGGGGCTTAGTTGGGCTTTAATGGTTAGTATTATTGGTATCCCCTTCGGTGCTTATATTCAAGCCAAGATTATAGATACTGATAAAAATAATTATTGGGTGTCCCGAAGAAAAGACTTTGAAAACAATGTATACAACTGTCAGCAGTTGAGTGATAACAATAAATTGATAGAGTGTTACTTGACTGTCAAACAGATTGAGGAAGGCAAAGAGTCTGATAGGCGTAACTATATGATTATGAGTAGTATGGCCGCTCAACAAGCTCGGCAGACTCAACAGTTACAAGGGATTAACAGGACTCTTCAGGGTTATTAAGTAGCTATAGAGACTGTAGAGCCTTGTGGGGCAAGGGTTTTCAGGATTAAGTAAAACCATATCGGCATATAAGATATATAAAGAAGATATAAAGATTTATTTCATTTTTGTTATAATGTCGAAATTTTTTAGGCATTACCCCCTTAAATTGATTCAAAGGGATGTAATATCCCTAGGAAAATAAGAGTATAATAGCGTTTCAGCCCATCAAACAATCTCAAAACCTCAGAAAAGCGACGAGGGGGCAAGGGGGGTCAGCGAAGCTGGGCCACTCACGATATACCCTCTCAGAAATTTCTGGCAAAATTTTAAGGTCTCTAGTAAAATCTCAACAATATCGTTGAAACTCAAGAGTCACGCTGGTCTCTGCATGGCTACGAACCATGAGGTCGGGCGTTCGAATCGCTCAGGGCGCACCATTTTACAGGGGGAGACTCTTGAGACTTTTGGAGCAAATAGTCTCATTATGTATCAAGGCATATCAACAACTGCTGGAGCAGTCTCAACAACTGGTTTACCAGTCTCACGGGCCACTTACTATCGTCTAAAACACCACAAACAATGGCTGAAACACTGGTGGGATTGGGTTTCCCAAGGGATTTTTACACCGCCCCTAAGTGATACCTACAAACACAAGGTACACGAGTATCTCTTAGACTACTTCAGTCGATACAATAAAGTATCAAGCAAGAACCTTAATGACTACCTAAGGGCCACAGGGACTCACCAGTACTCCCTACGTAAATGGAAGCACTCTAGTGTCTCTTCGATGGCAAGGTATTTAGTGAGTATAGGTAAGTTGGATGAAGAAGAACTAATACAAATCAAAGCATTGTATCCTAAGAAGCCTGTGGGTTATAGACCTAAGCAGAATTTAATAACCACTGAACAACTGAATAAACTACTTACTGTAGCAACTAAAGAACAAAGACAGATACTTATCCTACTGAGTGAGACAGGCTTAAGAGTATCAGAGTTAGCTAACCTGAGACTAGGCCACTGTGTACTAGATGAAGAACACTCTTACATCAATGTTAAAGGGGGTAAGGGTGACAAAGATAGGATAGTACCACTTAGTCAGAAAGCTAAAGAACAACTACTCAATAAGGATATTAAACTCTTAGATAACAGGTACTCAATCATATCGAGACTCAAGAGGCTCTCGGACTCTAGTGGTCTCAAAGTAACTCCACACTCTCTAAGGCACTATAGAATCACTGAGTGGGCTAATGACCCTAGGATTCCCTTAGTAATTACACAAGAGTGGAGTGGGCATAGTGATATCAAAGTGACTATGGGTTATGTGAAGAGTAAAGGACTAGAATATATCAGTAAGCTTTATTAATGATAAGGAGTCTCTGGTAGGGGGGTTGTCTTACGACTAACCTACCCCCCTTACTTAGTTACGCACTTAGACTCTCTTGACTACTTAGAGTACCACTTGAACTCTTTAAGACTCTCTCTTTCAGAGTACTCTCTTAATACTCTCAAGAGACTCTCTAATACTCTCAAGTATCTCTAAGAGACACTCTATCTACTACTCTATATAATTCTTTAAAGATATACACAATACTAGATACTTAAGTCTTACTAATCAGTTAGTTAGTTAATCAATAAAGAACACTAATAAACATATCTTAGTATCTCTTTACCAGGATAAGAGTCTTTACTTCGTAATACATCTCTTATCTCTTAAAGTATCTTAAGTATTATATATAATACTAAGTATCCCTTCAAATATCTTCCGATAGTGTAGACCCCACTCAAACCTAGTCCCTGAGAGGCTTTCAGAATCCACCTATATCCAACTCTGATTCTTAGGACTATAAGAGCCTTTAAGGTCTATTGAGTGCTCTAGGAATCTCTCTATCTCTAGGTCTAAGAGTTCCTGTTTCCTGGAGTGTATCTCTACATCAGCATCTAGGCTCATTAGCTCTACCCACCTATTAACCCCTATAGCTAACATATCCAGTCTGTCATCTCTCTTCAGAGCACCCTTCTCTCTGGTAATCCTTGACATCTGGTAGAATAGCCTATAGTCATTCCTCTCTTCAGCAGGTAGTTCCTGTGTTGAGGAGTAGTCCTCATCCACTAACTTCTTATTCACTATGAGTCTGTGTTGGTTCATTACAGGCTCTAGTGTGTCTATAATCCTTTTCTCCTTCTGTATACTGTGCTTAACCTCTTCCACAGCACATGGGTAGATACGAGACACATAAGGTTGTAGGAGCTGGTTGAACATCCCATCCCCAAAGTTACTCTCTACTGTAATCTCTTGGGCTTTATAGAACTTAGCCATCTCAACAATACTCTGTAGTGTCTTATCCGTGTATCCTTCCCTACTGTATCCCACATCCAACAGGAATATCTGGGAGTTCAGCATCCCTAGAGCTCCCCAGGCACATTCATCCTTACCTCTACCTGAAGGGTCTACAGCCAGTATCACCCCAGTGTAAGGTATAAACTCTCCTACAACACTCATAGGGCTGAAGTATCTATCTCCATTAAACCCTACATTGTTGAGTCCCTTAATCTCCTGCTGAGGTCCTGAGGCCCATACTACCTTCTCAGGGGCTATAGAGGCATCTAAGTCCATAACAACCAAGTCTGACAACTTAAGAGGATACCTCTCCATATCAGACAGTTGTGTATTCAACATAAACTGTAACTGGAACCCTGACCTTCCGTATGAGGCTTCCCGTTCAAATAAGTCTTCCTCATTGAATCTTTTAGGGTCAGTAGGTTTCCCTACAAGCTTAGGGTTCTCTTCAAGTTCCTTAGCAATCTTAGGGGCTACATCATCCCCGTATGTAACCATTGACTCTTGTGTAGGATACCTAGCAGTCCAGATTCTCTTCTCATACCCACGCTTAGGCAACTCATTGTAGAGTGAATCCTCAGTGTGTGGTGTCCCTAGGTAGATAATCCTCCCATCAGGTTTAAGGATACTATCAAATTCCTTGACTAGCTCCCTGAGTTTCTCTCGTTGCACCTGAGTCTGAGAGTTTGCAGGAACCTCAATGTCATCCGCAATGATGATATCAGCACGAGTACCTGTAATCTGACCAGTGATACCTACCGATTTCACAGCAGGGTCCTTAGAGGGTCTAGCGGGCCCTACGTCAAACTGTACCTTAGAGGTCCTTTGGTCTGGCCTAGGAGCAAGGTGTTGTAGGGGTTCAAAGGAATAAATCAGGTCTAATAGGAACGTAGAGAAGTTATCTGCTAGTACCTTAGAGGCTGACACTACTTCTATCTTCAATTCAGGGTTAAGCATTAACTGGTGAGCACAGAACCCCACAGTAATCCAGGACTTACCTACACCCCTAAACGCTTCTATAATGCTACGCTTAGGACCATTCTGTAGATAGTCAGCCATGTCATATTGTACCGGAGTAGGCTCAGGGAGCCGTAAATGGTCCCACAGGAGATACAGGAAATTCCTGAAGTCTTTTAATTCATTTTGTAAACTCACGTCAGAATACACGAGAAGCCCTCTAATTTAGTTGAGATATGTATACATACAAGAAGACCCCCTAACGTCGATTCTCGTCGATGCTAGAGGGCTCTAATTGAATGTTTTGATTTAAGTCTATCTGTACATAATGTACATTTTAAATTTAAGCGATATCATTCACATCTTCAGAGAATGGTAAAGCCTTGATAATTGCGGACATAGCAGCATTGTTACTAACTTTAGCCTGGTATCCTTGGTCTTTTATGAACTGTCGAGCTATCTCAAGTTCCTTGGGAGTAGCTTCTCCAGCTTTAATTTTTTCTAACAAGTCGTCAGTAAGGGCATCGAACAGGTTAGATATTGCATCTGATTGACTCATAGTATTCCTTCCTTCTCTAGTACAGCTCTAACAAGTAGGCTATACTTGGCATCCATTTGGTCATGACGCTTGTTACACTCTTCTAATTCTTTTGCTGTCATGTCTTGTATCGTCTTCATTGCCTTTTCAAAGGTCTTTACAGTTTGAGTGAACATGGAACGGAAGATGATACCGATGATTGTTAGACCTGGTATCTCTTTTAGGATTGTTGTGATTGTTTGTTCAGAGAATGGCATAATTATTTCACTCCGTAAATATCAAAAGTACCGGATGTTATATTCCCAGAAGTGAAGGAGAATTGAATACCATTAACACTTCCTGTAGAACGTCTACGCCCTGTTCCATGAACGAGTGATAGTTGACCACCATTGTCTATGAATAATCCTGAATACATGATAACTTTAAAATTGGCTGTATTGTTTGGTTGCAGAATTTCTATACACCCTGAAGTGCTCTCATTAGAGTCATTACCGACACCAATACCTGTTAGAATTATCGAATCATCTGCTGTGTCGAGTCCAGACAGCCCATTATATCGTGTGGACCACTCATAGTCTGAAGCTCCAGTATCCCAAGAGCTTCCACTGTTTGAAGATGTTGTCGCTTGGAATTGTGCCCCATCTGTTGCAGGAACGACGTAATTCCATTGAATAATAATTTTTCGATAGTTAGACCAAGTAGCTTCACTGGTTATATCTAAATTAGCTACTGCACTTGCTGTTTTCGTTGTGATGTATTCTAAATCGCCGTTGTCTACAGTACATGTTAAAGCCCCACCAGTTAAATCTAAACCTGAGCCTACAGTAATGTTTGCAGGAGTCCCAGCATTATAACCAATCAGTTCATCAGCAGTAGCGTTATGGGAGAATTTACCCAAACCAATCGTATCATTGGCAATCTTAGCGCCTGTAACAGCACCAGAAGCGAGTTTCCCATTGGTTACGTTAGCATCGAGAATCTTTGTTGTTGTGATTGCATCGTCATCAATCTGAGCAGTATCAACAGTATCTAGTTCCGCTAAGTCACCTAAAGTCACTGAGCCAACTTCATAACCATCTTCAGTCCCGTTAACAACAGCAAGCTTCCCTGCATCCCCAGCTCCAGGAGTCTCGATACTAATCAGGGGAGAAGCACCTAGAGAAGCTGCTGTTAATTGGCCGTAGTTAATCGCATCGTTGTTATTCGTACCATTCACTAGGTTCTTAATAACCTTCGAGTCAGCGTTCCACTTACCATCAGCAGCGAGGCTTAAGTTTGTCGAGAAATCATCGAGGAGCTCTTGCATGATGTAGAAGATTTGATTCGCATTGCCATCCAGGTCACTCTCAGGAAGAGCGGAGCCATCCTCGAAATCCACGTTCCGTGAGCTTCGAGTAGTTTGCCGCTTGATTGATATGGCGACTCCTGACCCTGGTGCTGAATCGAATTGAATTTGTGTGGATGATAGAAATGTAAAAGCAGTTGTAACGACATCATCCAAAGTCACTACAATGTCTGTGGTCGCAATATAAGGGAATGTAATGGAATACGTCGTTGTAGCCCCATTCCCTGTATACTGGTCGTGAGCATAGAAAGGCATAATTATTTAATTTTCCCAATTAGAATTAAAGTTGAGCGTTATCTTGGTCAGCGTAGGATTCGATACCATCCCCACCAGCATTCAAGATTGAATCAAGTTCTTGTTGTGTCTCAGCTTCTCTATCGATTAATGCTTGTGTATATTGCTGTTCAGTCTTGATTCCTCGGATACGTTTTGCTTCTTTGTAAGCATCGAGGAGGGATACACCCGTTTCTGAGTGGACGTAATTGTTATCTTTTAGCAGTTTCTGGAAAGCAGCTTTCTTGTAGTCCTGCATAAGCTTTTTAATCTCGTAAGCTTTACCACCTTGATTTGAGGTATCCGTTGTCCCTTTTACTTTGAAGGGGTCAGTTAGATTACTGTATCCATCTTTTGAAATTAATCGATTAATCTGCTCAGTAAGGTTCCGACCTGAGAACTTATTCTCTGCAATCCCTTCACCATAAGCATCGTAAGCGGTTCTACCGTCAGCATTTTTAAACTTATAGAGGTCTAAACCTTCTTTGTTATTTGTAATAGGAGCAAATGTTGCACCATTCTGCACAAGACGCTCAATCTCTTTAGAAGCTGGACTGGTATGCTTCACTTTAACGAGAGGTATTAATTCTCCTGGAACAGGATTCCCTAATAAGTCTCGTTTGACTGGGAGGTCATGAGAGGTTCCTGGTAGTCTGTTTCGAATCTTATCCATCAAGGTTTTCGTCTCTCTGGAATAAGGGTCTACCTGTTTACGGATATCGTTCGATAATCCACCGAGAGGAACCAATGAGGTTGCATAGTTATTCAGTAAGTTACTAATCTCACCGTCTTTTGCATCCCCTAGGAGTTTCCCTAAGTCCTCCATACCTTGTAAGAATGGGACAGTCTCGAATTGCCCTACAATATCTGCAAGGACTCGATTGGATAGTTCATCAATCTCACCTTTACTTGCGTATGGCGCTAAGTTAACAATGTCTCTACCAGCGATTATCATGTACCCTACAGGGCCTAAACGACTGATAGGGAAGTAAGCTTCATCTCCATTTGGTAAAGAGATTCTTAGAGAGTTAGGTTCCCAGTTTGTTTTACGCTGAGACTGAGCACTCGTAGAGTCTGTCGATTCATTCTCAGTAATTAAACCTTGAGCAGCCATAGTCACACCAAGACCCATTGCGAGAGTCCCTGTAGTCGCTTTAGCGGCAACTTCAGCTCGCTCTCTCTGAGTTAGACTTCCCCACTTCCAGATATCTGTATTAAAGCCTGGGAGCCTATCTAATGTGTACTCAGCAGCTCTGAGGGGAGTCCTGATAAATGGGAAGATAGCAGAGGATACGAACTGTATCCCTAGGTGTTTACTACTTCGACCTTTCTCTACCCACTTACCAGCTTCACCAAAGAAGCCTTCTTCCGCTTCCCACTCATTCGAGAATGTGTTATAAGAAGCGTACTTGCGAGAGTCAACATCGATAGCTTGTCCTAATTTATCGAATGATTTACTCATCTCATCATTGATAAACTTCTCAAAAGCAGGTCCTTTTTCAATTCCATTTGCAGCAGCTTGTCGAGAGAGTTGAGCGTAACGATGGGCTCTGTAGTTCAGGTTGTAGAAGAACTCATCTCCTGTAGAGAGCATCCTTAACCCACCACCCCCTAAGTCACCTAAAGTATTCCACATCCACTTAGTAGACTCTGGAGCGATAAATCGTAGACCATTAGGAATAGTTTTCGTCACATCATCATAGGAGAATAATCGAGCTGTTGGTCCCATTGTCTCAATGGTTGTTCCAGCCCCACGAGTAATTGCTCTCCCTTGCCTGAACGCTTTACCTGTAGCCACGACAGCATCATAGAGATACCTAGAGTACCCTTCAAAAATGTGAGCACCTTCTCGGACTAAAGCTGTATCACCAGAGTAAAGACCGGTCAGCATCGTCTCAACAGGCGCGATGGCACTTGCAGATGTGTTCCCTGCAATGTTCATTAATTGCGTTGAGAACCCTGAAACCATGTTAGATACACGGTACATGTTGAGTCCATCAACCAAACCTTTTTGCAAGAGTTTCCGTTGGGCAGCTTTATCAGCCATCTCAACCGCTTGTGCTAAGTCAGTGAGATTCTCAGGATTACTGGTAAATACTTTCTGTAACTCTTCAGCAATCGAGTTATTGTTTTGATATTGATTTAGACCTCGACCAAACTCAGATGCCAAACCTTTATAAGGCGCAACAAGTTGTTTGTAAGTTGTGAATAACGATAAGAATTTATCAGCAGATTTTGTATCTAAAGGATTCCCTGAGACTTGCTTAGCAATTGTGACCAATTCATTCTCAGTCGCTTGCAGAAACTGTCGAGCTATCCAAGCGTTGATGCTTGCCTTTTCGACTGACCCTGCATTCCTCACTAGCAATTGTTGTAGTGTATTTTTATCTTCACCAACTAAATCTGATAATCCAGCAACTGTTTCATCAAGTTGTTTCGCAGCTTTCTCAGCAAACTCTTTGTGGGTTACTTTTTTACTTTTACCGAACACAGCGGACCCAGCAGCTTCTTCTAAGGCTTGCTGAACTCTCGCTGTTTGCTCAGGGTCTAGGAAGGTATCAGGATTAATTTTATTCGAGATATCAATCTGTTCTAAAGGAGCCCCATCATCAATATGTTTCTGTAGAGCCTCAGCGAACTTCTTGGATTCTTTGGTCGCTCTGAATTTCTTAGGCTTAACATTAGGATTACTCTTAGGCATCCCAGGATAAAGCGTATCTAAAGCTTCATCAGCAGCCTCTGAAATCTGTTGAATCGCTTCAGCCTTAGCGACATCATCACCACTTTTAGCAGCCTTCTTCCAACCTTTTACTCCTTTAGCAGCTTTGAACACCATCTCTCCAATGAGACCTGTAGCCCCAGCTTCAACAGCGTTCTTAAACTTGCCTTCTACCCAAGAGTCATCTTCATCTGTCGCTAAATATTCACTCAGTGGTGTAGAGAGTTGAGGAGCATACTCATTGAGGACATTAAACAAATTACCTTCTTGTTCATCCATGTATACTGTGGATGCAACAACATCAGTCAGCAATGTCTTACCTACAACACCAGCAGCACTCGTGGCCTTTAATGGTGCTAAAAGTTTACTAGCGCCGAAGAGTCCTAAACCTACCTGAGTAATCCCTTTAGATAATTCAGCAGGGAGAGTCTCAGGAATCTCCATTTGTCCGTAGGGAGTCGCTGTGTTTAATCCTTTATCCAGGACAACTTTGTTGATAGGAGCTAATGCGAGAGGTCCAATTTTAAAATAAGCCTCTTCATAACCAGGTTGCTCAGCCCATGTAGGTACAGGGAGAGCCCCTGTAATCTGCTCACCAAGTTCAGCGGTCTCATTCAAGACAGACTGAGTACCAGCGACAACACCTTGAGCGACATCACCAGCTACGTCAACTGCATTATCCACCCAGCTTACCTGAGCTTTCATAGCACTGTAACCATCCACAGATGAGTCAGTTTCTAAAACTGGTTCACTAGGCTGTTGTTGCTCTTGCTCTTGTTTTTTATTATTTTCATCAATCATTAGTCGTTCAATCTCTCAAACTTTGATATTTCTTCTTAATGCGCTCAGCCTCGACTTCAGCCCATTTAGCTTCTTCAGTGTATGAGGGGAGAGTTCCTTTACCTTCTAAAACTTGATTCCTGTGCCACTCTTCATGCTCTCTCATACGTCTTGAAAATTCAGAGACAGCAGCAGCTCGGTAGTCTTTATCGAATGAGAATTGAGGCTTCAGCCCTGATTTCAAAGGCCCGCCAAAATCTCTAATCAGTTTGTTAATCGTTGATTTATAATCTCGAATCTCACCTTTATTCTTAGAGTTCTTAAACTTCATAGCGGACTCTAAGGTCTCAGCGGAAAGATTTTTACTTCCATCTCTCCAGTCGTCCTGAGTGTCTTTATCGTTGATGACGTTGTTCCAGAATTGAGCTTTCTGATTCGGGTCTTCATAGCGGATAGTGGATTGTCTTTGAGCATGTTCTTTATCTGACCGTAATTTAGCTAAGCCTTCGTAATCATTGTTCCGAATAAGTTGAGCTTCAAAGTCAGATGTATCCGCATTAGGGTCTAGTTTTAAATCGATGTTTGCTCGGATAAGAACATCATTCTGCTCTCTATCAATCCTTCGAGTCTCGCGACGATGTTGGACTTCTTCATACTGAATAATCCCTTGGTTAATCGCCTTACGACCAGCAGCAGCTTTACCCTTAGCATATGAAGTACCCCCTAGAGTCCCACCAGGACCCCAGGTAATCTTATCGAGCACGTCGTATAAGTCGTGATTCTCTGTCTCTCGTGCTAGGTTATCGACAGCATCGACTACACTTTTTTTAAGCTTTTCAGGATTCGAAAAAGCACCGTGAGACCATGCTTCAGCAACCAGAGTATTAAGTTCATTGCTGTATCTTGCCAGAACGGTTTCTTTGGTGAGTTGTTGGGGGACTGGTGCTCCATCAGGGTCCACCTTTCTTAATTTTAGTTCAGATTCACTAGGGACACTTGCAAGTGTCGTGTTCAATTGAGCCATCAAATTGGCTGTATTATCTTCGACACCATTAAACAAACCTTCTTCGATACGCTTGGTAATCTTAGAGACATGAGAGCCCATGAGAGTCTTCTCAGTGGCTTCCATGCGAGTCATTAAGATTTGTTCTACATCTCTTGGGTCGAACCCTACAATTAAGTCTTTGTTTAGAATTTCAGCTCTTTGCTCATCCATCCAAGCCTGGAGTTTTGTAGGGTCTTCAGAGTTTGCAACTTCTGAGGTTAAATACCCAGTCCGAATTTTCATATCATACTGGTTCGCAATTTGACGCATCCACTGCCTGTTACGACCGATGGTTTGCCAAGGGTTTAGTTCAGAAGGGACTTGCCCTGATTTAACAGCAGCTTCCCACTCTTCCATATTCTTTGCTCTCGAAGCGAGAATCTCTCCCTCTTCAATTTGTCGAGCTTTATATTGGTCTCCATAACGGAAGGATAGTTTTTGAAGTTCAGGCGCAAATGCAGCTAATGATTTACTGAGCTGTTGCATTGCACTCAGTCCTTGAGCAGGGGCCTGTACATGCTCTCGATATGGAGTGACAAAAGTATTTACTGGGGTTGCTTTAGGTTGAAGTTGTTCAGGAGTCCGCAGGTCCTCAACTTTAACTCGTTTAGCCATAGTGTTTGTTATCTCGTACTTAATCTATCAGAGTAAAATTTATTTTGTAGGTTACTGGTGTATGCTGTATTAACTGACCCAGCAACAGCACCTAAACCACTCAAGGTAGACCCTAAGATACTTGGGCCATTAATAGGAGTAGGGGTATAACCCTGCACAGAGTTAATCTGATTTAAAGCTCCAGCTCTAACTCGTTCTTTCTCGACACCGATTTGCTGAGTGGTATACGAGAGATTCTGGAGAGCTGCATCATCCGAGAGAGCTTGTTGTCTGAAGAAATCATTGTAAAGGTTATCCACAGATAAACCTGATACACCTGCTTCCCCTGCTGAGACTCTCGCTTTCGATTGAGCTTCTAAAGCCGCTATTCGATTCTTCTGTAGCTTCTGGGAGGTCGCTTCTTGTTCCTGGGATTGTCGAAGGTTTAGTTGATAATTCTGTAATTGAGCACTCCTCTGAGCGCTTCGTCTCGCTTCCATCTGTTGTTCATACTGTCTGTTAGCGAGTTGTTGTTGGTAGGCTGCTTGTCGGTTAGCTTGCCCAGCAGCAGCGATAGGAGTCGTGATTGCTGTGGCTGCTGTGATTGCTAATGATGTTGCAGCAATGATTGTACCTAACTCACACATTATTCTGGTTGAATCCTTATAAATTCGTAGAAGGGTACTTGCTCGTACCCGAACTTCTCGTGGCGATTAATGATGATAAATCCTGACCACTGAAGCCACTTGATATGTACTTCATTCCTGCAATCCACGAAGTTGTACAACAAGTCATACTGCTTCTGGAGACTCTCGACCCAAGTCTTAGATTCTCTCAGGAATTTTATTTTGTAATTAAACATCTTAGGGGACCCTAGTAGCCATATTGCCCCTACACGCACAGGAGACTCCATGACACATCGAGTCCCGAACATTGCGATAGGGTCTTCATTCTCATCAACAGCGACAAAAGGGATATCAGAGAGCATAAGCCCACGATAAAGACACTCATAAGGAGTATCGCCTGTGTGGGCTTTAATCTCAGCTAAATCCTCTTCTCGTAAATCTCTAGAGAGTTTCTCGACATCCTGTAGAGTCGCTACTCTGACATAAGGGTATTCATTATTATTCTTAGGCGCTTCTTGAATGGTAATAACCCTCCCAGGTTGCCCCTGTAATATTGGATGGTAATGGGGAATCATTCTTGATAACCAGAGTCACTGCTGTGTTCCTAGCTTGAATAAGGGAACTGAAAGACCCTGTATCAATAGCGACACTCCCAATCACGTTAGAGCCTGCACCTGTGATACGACCAGTCATCTTGTACACAGAGGTGTCTCGGTAGAGCGGAGTTACTTCGAGGGTGAAGTACCCTGTGTCCGCATAACTTAACTGGAGTGTACGGAGCTGTAATCGACCTCTCGTGATGGTTTGTATCCCACCTTGCTGTGAGGGTCTACGGATATAGAAGGGGCTGAATGTGTAGGACATCTCATATTGTTGCCCGATGTACACATCCTCAGAAGAGTAGTCCCCAGACACGATAACACTGGTGCTACTTGCTGAGACCACTGAAGCACGAGTGCCCCTCTTGAAGTCACCGTCCGAACGGACAACCACTTCAAATGTCCCAGTGACGCTGTAGGGTAGCGAGAAAGTGGTCCGGTGTGTGCCAGCGTCATAAGAGACTGAGGAGCATTCGTCTTCAGTAATCTTTAAATCTAAGTGAGTGAGGTAATCCCCTTCAGTATCAATTAATTTTGGGGAGACTCGGATACGGCATAGGTGAACCCCATCTGACCGTTGAACTGTGAGATAGAGAGTATCACTGATGAAATCACCACTCAGGATATTATATCCAGTCCCGAATGACCAGGTAGACCAGGACGACTGGAGTTTGTTATTTTTATCCCAGAAGTATTTGTAGACATAGACGTTACTTGGTTCATCTGAGGAGAATAAGCAAAGAATGTCTTCGTTGGGGCTTGAAGCGATTTTATGGACATTCTTGGGTATATATTTGGGTATGTGAGCTGTGATTTCAGCAGCATCTTTTGTATTGGTATCGTCATTAACAAAGTATTCCCTGACTGCTGAGTAATCCCCACGGTCAGTTATAAAGTAAACATTTTGTCCAGCACCTACAGGTTTACACGTTGTAGAGCATCCGAACTCAGTAGTAGGTTGAATTGAGACAGTTTCTGCTGTGAGAGTATCTCCACCTTCTAAAACGAATTGAGTTTGGTCAGAGAATAGGATGAGCTTCTCAGAATAAGGGACTGCATGATACAGGTTACCTACTTTCGTATGAGAGGCATTAACATCAATGGGGTCACTATCTAACAGGGTAGTCACAGTTGTCCTGAAGAAGTTAAAGAACTCTCCTGATTCTGATTTAATACTGTTATCTTTAGAAAGGAACCCTAATCGATTTTTATGGAGGAATATCTCATTGATAGGACTCCCGACAAAAGAGGGGTTCTTGTTACTCTCTGCATCACCTACTTCTCTATTAGACCAGGTAGCTTCTTTAAAGGTAAAGTCGCCTGAAGCTTCTCGGACTAACACATGGGGCATTGTAGAGGCATCTAATTGATACTCGATACCTGGAGCTACAGTTTCTACCCAGGTTCCTTCGCCTCTATCTCCACCATCATGAGTCTCAAATTTCACGAAGTAATTATCAAACTGAGTAGAGTCAGTCCCTTGAATCTCCATGATGTAATCGTTTGTACAGGTTAGAGGGAGGTCTGAGAATCGTTGTACTTTATCTTTAAAACTACTGAGAGCCTCACCAGAGCGGGCGTCTTCAGTTGCTAATTCAAAGTCTGTGGCACTATTTCGTTTAATCTCTAAGACATGGTTAATCTGAGTAACTGTGTAGTTAGCTCCTGGACCAGTCCCTATAGCAGTCGCTAAAGCTGCGGCAATCGCTGAGGTACTCACAGCTCCAGTCGTGGAAGTGGTATGAGTATAACTTGTGGACTCGATGGTCACTTTGTACTCAACACCATTCACAGCTTGCTGAACAAACACAAACCCTATATTGTCATTCAAGTCTGTTAGGCTCACAGAGTCCATCTCTACATCAATTTCATTGTTTGCTATAAAGGTGTAGTCTGCAATCGTCATCGCTTGAATGGATGTCGATGGAGTAGAGGTAGAGAGATATGTTTTACCATCAGGGAAATTAACTGTCTTAGATGTCCCATCAGCGATTGAGTAAACAAAAAGGTCCCCATTTACAAAGAGGACCGTATAGCGTTCTACAGAGTCTCGGTTTATTGTATGGACTAAAGAGTCTCCGTAGGTAGTACCAGTTAATTTGGCTATCCATTCAAGGGGATGTCTTTTCTGGAGCCCATCAACAATCGAGGACATACAGTTAATCTGTTCTTCAGCCTGTGAAGGAAGTCGGATTGTAGGGGCTTGTTGAGACACCCCATTAATTAAATTGGGGATGTTATCACTAACAACAGGCATAATAGTTTTTCTAACTTCTTAGTTGATATTGTAATAAGTCTGAGTCATGAAGCATGTTGTAATCTGCTGTCTCTGAGTCGAATTGCTCAAACAGGACAAGTGCTTCCATCTCGTCATCTTTAGTGAATTGGTAGAGTGTCTCATCACCTACAACTCTCTTCTGGAACTTACAAGCAGCTCGGACAGTGATGTACCATTTAGCTGGTTCAGGGAGTTCATTGAAGGGATACATGAACACGACATTCCCTTTTACAGAGTTTGTGAACTCAAAAGACTGTTTAGTGATGTCGTATAGAGCAAGTGTGTTGTGCTCTGAGGACCATCGAGTCGTTAGGTTGTATTCGTAGCGAGGTGTGTCTACTCGGACGATATTGGTTGATAAAGGGATTTGATTGGTTGAGGAGTTTGGAGTTAATTCGTAATCTTCTTCAGTATTGAAATGCCACCCTCTCGCCTGGAATTGTCGATTGACTTCACTTAGAATATTCCGAGCGATAGAGACATCCGTGGTTACTGTGCCTGTCAGAGAGTTGACAGGAGTTTCCCCGATGACTGCTAAGATGATATTGATTGCTTCCAACTCCGTAAGTCTTGTTGGAGTTGTCATTGTTACAAAGCTGCTCCCTCAGCGCCGTGAGCTAACACTAGGTCATCGTGGGCACTGTCTTTTACTTCTGTGTATAGTAGGAGTCGATGGTAGTCACCATTCTGAGCTTTAGCCCCAGAGTTACCAGGGCGTTCTGAGATACCTAATACACCATCTCCTGAACTCTTAGTTTGCATGGTAGCTGCTGAGCTATTAGAAGCTTCTGTGAAGGCTCCACCTGAAGAGGCTCTTACAGTTAATGTTGTCGCTGATTTATCGTATCTAAATACATACAGGTCTGGTGTAGCTCCCGTAGCTGGAGTCCAAGTTAGGTCTACATAAGGTAATGACGCAGGTGAAGTTGTACCGTCATACACAAGTACCCTTAAGTTAGTTGCAGAAGTCCAGTAGGCTCTCCACATAGGTCGATTGGTAGAAGTACCGCCACTAACTTGTCCTTGTCCTAAGAGGCCACGGTTGATAACGATGGAGCCATTAAGAGCCCACCATAAGTAAAACGTGAAGTCTTCTAAACCATGATAAACATCGCCACCATCTTGGAAGTTATTGTTCTGGTCTGAGCCGTCAATGTTGAGATAAGCTCCCCCATCAAATGAGTAGGTCCCATTAATGGTAAAGTTAGAAGCCCCCTTAGAGTCATTCCCATCAGCATTAAATAACCAGTCTGATGCTGGGGCGTCGGGTCCTCCCCCACCTCCACCGCTAGGAGCTGGAAGTGAAACCCCAAATGGAGTATAAACTCTACCCATTAGATGTATTGAAATTGAACAACAATCTTATCGTCAGCGGGTGCGGTAGTCCCTGTATAAGTTGTTGTAACAGCAACGGAGATAGCAGTATCAATTAATTCAGGGTTAAGACTAATATCAATTACTTCCCCACCTGCCGGTACTTTGTAGGTCCAAACAGGTGTAGTTGTACCGACAGTGACTGAACCGTGTGCTACGTTGTATAAATGTACATAACCTTCAACTGCATCGTCTGTTGAAAATAGGACAGCTTTGGTAATCTTACCTGCACTAGATTTAACTTCTTGGACTGCATCAGTTGTCCAATCAGCTTTTCTAAATGAAGCTATTTGTGTGTCGGAGAGTCCATTAATGATTTGACTAACAGGAAGCCCAACAGAGTCACTTGTAGTATTGACACCAAAAGTCCCTTCAGCTTCCTGAAGATACAACATTTCTGTTCCATCACCTTCAGAGATTTGTACAAAATCTAAGGCCATTTTTTATAATCCTTTTAAATATGTTAAAACTGCATCATCGTGAGTGGGTGTATGAATAATCCCTTTATTCGCGTACAGGACAAGTGTTTTAATCCGATAGTCTAGTTGCCTATCTGAGGCTGTCTTTGAACGAAGTTTCCAAGCTGAATCTGTGTTGTACATGGATGTACTTCGTATTTTGTTTGCAACAGCTCCAGCACTGAATGTTGATTCAGAATAAGGAACTGCTTTTATTTGTGTTGTCCCTCGTCGAGCTGGGTATCCATCTGAACGATAGCGAGTTCCAACAACATGAGAAATTTTCATGATGTAACGAGTATCAGCAGATAAACTGTATGAAGTTCGTTCATCACTGTTACGACCATTCATGATTGTTTTTGCAACATAATAATGCTCATCCCCTGATGGGCCGTCATAGTGTGCTAGGTATGGAGCAGGCCCAAAGTTTGGTGGAAAAATAGTCCCCATAATCGACTCGTTTAGTTCCTGAGAGATATAAAGGTCAGGTTGATTAGAATGACCATTGGTCCATTTAAAACTATTATTATTCCCATTGTTTGATGAACCAGAACCGATACAGAAGAAATCTCTAATATCTTTTAATGTTGGGCCTGTAGTTATATCCATGTAGAATGTAAACGAGGTCATATCGTTGTATGTCGTACTTACTGCTTCCCAGTAGTTATCTGCATTATAAGAAGCTTCTCCAGCTACACCAGCATTTAAGTAGAGTCCATTAGCATCTCGTACCCAGTCAGGAGAGCCGGTCTCGTTAATCGTTAAATTCATCACACCTAAGCGGTCTGTCACAGTAGCCCCAGAGCCTGTGAAGTCCCAGTCGCTCGAAGGGGTACTCATACCGCTGGGATATGTAGAGTCTGAAGAGGAGTAGATGAGAGGCTTAGTGAGCTCAGAGTCGTTTAAAGGTAATAGAAGAGAGCCTAGTAAAGTCATGAATCGACCCTCCTTTTAAACTGTTTCAACAAGCTCTGCTCGAACCGTGGCTCCAGATATACTTGTTGTTACCCCTCTCATTTGGGGGAATAGAGAGATTCTCTCTGCTGCATCAGCAGTATAAGAAGCGATTTCAAACCAATCCATCTCATCTGAGGTTCGTCCTTGAATAGAGACGGTACAGGTTCCTGAGTCGATTTGAACTTGGACAAGGCCATGTTCAACCTTGTAATAATTTTGTGGATAAATAGCTGTGCCACTGACATTCGTGGTCACATCATCCAATAGAATGTGAAAACTCATTATTAGGTAATTCCCTAGTCGAAAAAAAAAAGCCCCACCTAAACAAATAGGCAGGGCTGTCATAGTAGTGAAATAGTAGAAAGGAGTAGTGTGTGTATTCAGTTGTAATTAGGAGGCTGTCGCAGTTACAGGGATTTGTCCTGAGATGAAGTTACCCTTCACCAAAGGAATTTGTCCATGTTTGACAGTGATTGCATCACCAGAACCACCACCTGTGATATTAGTACGTACATAGCCTTCAGGGAGTACGATAGGTTCTCCACCTGCTGCACTCTTAGAAGCTACGGTAACGTAGGTCGTATCATCGTGGCTATACTGGAGGGCTACAGTAACCCCAGTGAAATCAGTACCAGATACTAGGAAGTAGCTGACACCTGTACCCACTTGGATAGAAGCTGAAGCGCCATCATCACCATCAACTGCACTGACAATATTTGTTAATTCCATAATCTTAAGTAATCCTCCTTAAATCTAAGCTACAGCCAATTCGATGGCACACTTAGGTTGAAGGATACCGTGACCACATAAGTACTTAGCGAGCACAAGAGTACCTTGACGACGCATATCATACTCAGATTCCACTGCCATATCACGGAGTTTCACAGTACCTACAGCTTCTTTAGAGAAGATAACACAAGCGGTATCAGAGAAGTCCGCATTGTAAGTGTTGTTCTCACCAGTTGTAGCATCACCGGATTTATCTGTGATAGGTAGAGAGTTAGTCTTAACCAGTTCAATACCAGCAACACGAGGGATGTAGGCATCTGAGTAAGAACCTGCACCACCCCAGTCACGGTTCAATAAATCCGTAGCCTGAGCCAGGATGTAGTATTGAGCAGGGCGCATGAAGCTGTAGTTTTGAACGTTGGTAATATCTTTCTCTTCGAAAGTCTGAGCAGCCAGGAAGTGTCCTTGAGCTAATGCAGCACCATTAGTACGGAAGTTTGCATTAGTGAGGACAGTACCACCTACATCACCAGAGATAGCAGCGGAGCCACGAGCAGACAGGACAGCAGTTTGCAAGATATGTTCATCCATGTTTTCTGCAAGGGATTGTCCGAGTTGCTCGGCATACCGAGAGCGTACTTCAAAGTGATTCATTGCATCATCAATGTTAGCGATAAATACTGAAGAGAACGCCAAACCATCTACGTTGATGATTTTCTCGTTATGCTTGATAGCATCACCAGTAATCTCGGTACCAGGAGTGTGATACCCTGAGGTCGTTTTACCTACGATAGGGAATCGAGCAGACTTACCGTGGTCGATAGTTTGCATAAAGTGTTTGTCGAATGTTTTGATTGCCCGATTGAAAGTCGTTAAGATTTCACCAGGAAAAATAATCTCAAACAATTCGGTATAGTTAGAGCCAGTATTGTTTACTAGACCTGACCGTGAAGGAGTTGCGTTTGCCATTTTCTTTTAATCTTTTAATCCAATGTTTTTAAACTAACTAAATAAATACTGTTTACTTCAGCACCATCTAGTACACTCTTAGATTGTCCTCAGCCAGAATACGCCTCAGCGCAAAGGTTAAGGGTCTGAACAATGTCAGAGTGGTTATTACAAGAAACAGCTAGTACCCTCCGATAAACGAGGAGTAGTGCTATAGTCTTCGATTTATTTATTAGTTAAATAGGATTAAAGGGTTCGCTTATTCCCTAGTTGAGATTGTTTGGCTTTACGCTCTACTTCAGAACGATATGCAGGGTCTGTTTTATATCGAGGGTCTTGCATCGCTGCGACAACCTGTTGCATTGATTGATACCCGCCAGACTCACCGTTACCTCCAGAGCCTCGAAGGACTTCTGGGGAACTACCGTACTCTTTCTGGAACCGACTTTGAAGACCTTGTAAAGCGAGCTTACGAGTCTCCATATCGAGGCTATTAATAGCGTTATCATAAGCTTGCTTCTCAGCATCACTAAACGTATTAGCAGCCCATTGAACCATCTGTTTGTAGTTCTCCTGACCACCAGCCATATCGTAAGTCTTCATGGCCATCAGTTCAGATTGAGCTGTAATCCCTTGGAAGTAAGCATCCACATAACTCTTACTGATACCCTTAGCTTCTAAGGCAGCGTAATGTTCCTCAGCTAAATCACCAGTCTCGTAGTACACTTCTGCCATCTGTTCTAAAGAATACCCAGTGCCTTCAACAGCTTCCTTAGCTTCATCGACAGATTCATCAGGGATACCTAGATTGTTGTCATCAGCCTCTTTAGCAGGAGCCTCTTGTTGTCCCTGAGAGCCTTGTTTTTTTTCAAGCTCACTATAAGCCTTAGCTAAATCCTCAGGGCTTTTAAATTTCTCTGGGAGCCACTCAGGGCGACCCTCAGTATTTTCAGAGGGATTTTGTGTTTGTTGGTTATCTACAGAGTGTTGACTAGTGTCCTCACTTGGAGGAGTAGCGCCTGACACTTCATAGGGCATATTAATTTGTTCTGCCATTAAATTATCTTCTCTCTCTACTTATCTCTTATTCTTAATAATCGAACCGTTTAATACCGATGTGGGGGAATGTGACCTTAGTAACCACTTGACCTTTACGGACTTGTTCAGCCTCTACTCGACGGTCTTCCAGATTGGGGACCATACCAGCAGGCTTACCCTCCGGTAAGATAGGTTGAGGTTCTTGGGTTAATTCGGGTAATTCTTCCTGAACGGGAGGTTTAGATTGTTCAGCGAGTTCTTTAGCTTTTGATTCTGGTTTCTTAGGCGACATTTTGTTGCTGTTGCATCTCCATTGATTTAGTAATAACAGGGCCAGCTTGATTCATCATCGATTCTTGCATAGCCTGTTGTTGAGCTTGTTGTTGTTGCTCTTGTTGCATCATCTGAATCTTTTGCTCAGAGTTGATGAGACCTTTTAAGTCAATACCATGACCAGTACCCATCCGAGTGATTAAGTCAGCAAGGTTGATACGCATAGCGATTTGTTCAGGACCTACCACTTGAGCGAGTTGAGTCAGTTGAGCTAGGAACCCATTCAGTTGATTGAGGTCATTCCCTCGACCTAGAGCTTCCATCCCTGTAACAACAACAGGCTTCACGATGTCTTTAGGGAGTGAGTCTAATCGACCTTCCTTCTCCATCCTAGCTATCTTCAAGTTCGCATAAGGTAGCTGAACCTCATTAGAGTACATGGTGTACTGACCGCCCAAGATGGTCTCTAACTCTCCTGCCATATAACGAATCTCTTCAGCAGTGACTCGTTCAGCATTTCGTTGGATAGAGGTATTCAATAAGAAAGCATGAGCTAGCCGTTCTTCAATCGAAGCAGCTCGTCTCTCACCTACAGCAAGGTCATGATGTTTTTGAGCTTGTAAGACAGTGACATCATCAGCACGACCTGTAATTACATCACAATTCTTAGCTTTAGCGACATCACTCTTCTTCGTTGCAGTCCCAGGAGCTACCATGAATAACATCTTCGCTGATGCAGAAGAGCCTTCATTAATAGACTTTTCGAGACCTTCTAAGTTAATTAAGTCCCCTAGGTACTCTTCGACATAGGAGCGACCGTAATCTTCCCCAGGGACCTCTATGTTTCTTAGGGCTAACCAAGGGAGTTTATCTGCTGGGTAGGTCCCTTCTGAATCAGGAACTCTGACACCTTTTACTTCTTGATAGGATTTGTGATTCCCACTCTCTTCTTTATAAATATGAGTGTAGATTTCACAGTTCTTATGGTTCCCATCCTGACTCTCCATATCAGTCTTAGCGAGCACGATAGGTTTGATTTTATCAGGGAGTGCTATAGGAGATAGAGTTTCCTTGGTGATAATATGAAGGACGTTCCCTTCACCATCACGCTTGCAAACATAACGGTCTAAGGGGAACACACTCATTTTACCCTTCATAGGGACATAAGGAAGCGCATTGCCAGTGACCAGTAAATGTTTAAGAGTTAAGTTCAGGTGAACTCTATCACCAGACATCTCAATGAACTTAGTGATTGCCCGTTCTCTACGAGCTAAGGCTTCATCTAATTTAGCTCTGACTTCTTCATTCTCTTGTTCTAATTCAACTAAGGTTTTCTCGTCGAACATATACCGCAAGAAGGGAGTGTTCGGAGGAAATAAAGTCAGAGAAAGCTTTGAAGTCAGGTTATTGACCCCACGAGCCCCTACTCCCTGATAAGGTGTATCGAAGTTCTCGTGTTGGTTATGACCTTCTGGAGGTAATAGGGAAGGTATTGTGTACTTAGCGCACTTACGACCCCTACGTAAAAATGGTTCTCTCTCTACAGTCAATTTAGAATAAAGGGACTCTGCTGTACCTTGGTCATCATTGCTCCCAAAATCTTTTAGAGTCCCGTTGTATATAGGATTCATTGTCATTTATTTACATTACCGTGGTATGTTGACACCATTCGCATTAGCTGCGGAAGGGATAGATAAATCAATACGTAAAGCACTGGTCCCCTTTCGGTTTGAACTGGCTTTGCGCTTCTTCTGAATACTCGGAGAATCTTCAGGAGCTTGCGCTGTTGGTTCAGGTGGGGGAGTGGGCGGTGGTATTGTATCTTCCGCTGGAGGTGCTTTAGGCACTGATGGTTTTGGTGGTGAACACATATTAAATAAGTCTTTTCTGTCTATAATTATCGAGAAAGTTTACGAATCTAATAAATTCTCTGGATTATTTTGCTCTTCAAGGGTCATCCGAATAAATTCTATGACAGATTGTTGGCCAGATTCGTAACGGATTTTATCGATAGTGTCGATAAGAGTGGAAGGTTTCAAGGGATAAATACCCTCTAACCACTCCAGTAATTCTTGTGGTATGTAGGGGGGGTTAGTGTCACTATTTGTCATTATTATCTACCTCATTCCATACATCATCCCAGGAACCTGTGAGCGCTCCTTTGGCATACTCAGTTACTCTGCCCTCAAAGAAGTTTGTGTGCTCTACTCCATTCAAAATCCAGTCGAGCCATTCCAGCGGATTCTTACTGACTCCGTAGTTAGGCTTAAGACCAAGCTGGAGTAATCGACGGTCAGCAATGTACCGGATATACTCCTTAACTTCTGCTGGGTTTAGGCCTTCAATCACCGCATCCTTGAAACATAAATCAATAAACTTATCTTCTAAGTCCACCATATCTCGACAGGCTTGATAGATTCTTCCTTTGACTTCATCTGTCCACCACTGGGGATTCTCATCTAGTAGGGTGTGAAAGAGTTTAATCATCCCTTCGACATGAAGAGACTCATCTCGGATAGACCAAGTGACAATCTCACACATCCCCTTCATCTTATTGAAACGCTGGAAGTTCAGCAGAATGGCGAAACTACTGAATAACTGCAAGCCTTCGCCGAACGCTGAGAATACAGCGATTTGTTCGATGGGATATCTTAGTAAAGCAGCTTTCTCATCATTCAAATACTCATGCTTAGCTCGCATCTCCTCGTATTCCATGAAGGCTTTGTACTCACTTTCAGGCATCCCTACAGTATCAATTAGTAATGAGTAAGCCTGAATATGTACAGCCTCACGAGCTGCAAAAGAACTCAACATCATACGGACTTCATGAGGTTGAAACATAGGGATGTAATCATCCAAATATTCCCCAGCGATATCGATGTCCCCTTGAGTGAAGAAGCGGAACAGGCTCGTCAAAAGGGACTTCTCGCCACTCGTGAGCTTATGGTTCCAATCCTTGACATCACGGGCCAGCGAGACTTCTTTAGGATGCCAATGGATTTGTTCGTGAATATCGCAAAGCTCAAAAGCCCACGGATACTCGAAAGGTTTGTAGGTAGTCCTACTCTTGAATAGGGGCATCTTTCATGTCCTCTAAAGTAAATTCTGACGTAAGTATGTCGATAGGGAATACTGTGAAAGAGTTGAATATAGTTCCACTGTAAGGGTCTGTGATGTACGCATCCCCATCGGAAGTGATTACCTGGTCTAAGTAATTAAGAAGAGCAGGTTTATCAGTGAGGATTAAACGTCTTAAAGGAGCCTCAGGGTCTATCGATTCCCATTCGATTGCGTAACCTATTTGCATATAAAATCAATCTCCCAGAAATCAGGGTCTTCCGTTTCCATAGATTCATAGTGTTTTTTAAGTAAGTGATATAAAGATTCAACCGAGCTGTTCTGTAACACTATTCTATAACTTTCACTATCCTTATTCTCAGTCTTAATTAAAGCTACGTCTTCATTAGTATTATTTACAGTATGAAATAGTCGTTTTATATTTAATATGAAATTCATAACTAATTATCCTTCACAACTTAAACAGCCTTCATCATCCCCATCAGGTCTCACCAGTCTCTCAATCTTCTCAGAGACCTTATCCGCTCCTTGGAGTTTGCCTGAACGGCAATAGTACAAGGTTTTCAATTTACCTTTCCAAGCTCTCATGTGGACATTGTGTAGAGTTCGACGGTCTACATCAGCAGGGAAGAATAGGTTGAGAGATTGTGCTTGACAGATGTAAGGTTGACGATGAGAAGCTAACTCAACAAGCTGAGCTTGGTCTAACTCTTCAGCAGTCTTGAATACCTGCTTCTCCCAATCATCTAAGAAGTCCAAGTGCTGTACTGAGCCATTATTAAGTACGATAGACTTCCAGGTTTTCTCTGTGTTCTCTAGGCGCTCGGAGAGTAACTTGTCCAGGTATTTGTTCTTAACTAAGAAAGACCCTGAATCAGTTTTATGAGTATAAGCATTAGCCCGAACAGGCTCGATACTAGGGCTAACACCTCCACAAATGATAGAGGAAGAAGCATTTGGAGCAATAGCGATAAGATGACTATTGCGCAATCCAGTGGCCAATCCAGTACCACACTCACTCCTTTCGCCAGCCAACTTTTTAGTCGCTGCATCAGCCTTCTCCTTAATCGATTTAAAGATGCTCTTGTTAATCCCTACAGCCATAGGAGACTCTAGGGGAATCATCTGTTTCTGTAGGTAACTATGGAATCCCATAGCCCCTAAGCCTAACGAGCGTTCTCGCTTCACACTCTGGACAGCTCGCCATAATTCATTCGGAGCTTCTTCACAGAAGTTAGTGAGTACGTTATCCAGGAAACGAATCAAATCCTCGATAAACAGAGGGTCATCCTTCCACTCATCGTACTTATCCAAGTTCACTGAAGAGAGACAGCAGACTGCTGTATGTCCTTCATTGGTTGGAAGGGTAATCTCAGAGCAGAGATTAGAGTGATGCACCTTGAGCCCGAAATCCTTCAGGTGCTGAGGGAGCTTACGATTAGTCTCATCAATCCAGTGGATATAAGGCTCCCCAGTGGCCATGCGAGTCTCTAGGAGTTTCTCCCAAAGTTCACGAGCCATGAGAGTCTGTGTGACCTCTTTGCTGTTAGGGTCGATTAAATCCCAAGGCTCATCATTCCAAACAGCCTCCATAAAAGCATCAGGAATATTAACCCCATGGTGGAGATTAAGACACTTACGATTCACGTCCCCACCAGTAGGCTTTCGCATCTCAATGAACTCAACAATCTCAGGGTGACTCATATCCTGGTAAGCAGCATAAGAGCCTCTCCGTGTGGTCCCTTGAGAGAAGGCTAACATCTGGGAATCGACCCAGTGCATAAACGGGATACTCCCAGTGGATTTAGAGCCACTAGAAGTCTGAGAGCCATCAGAGCGAATATGGCCCCAGTAGCCTCCGATACCTCCTCCCATACTTGAAAGCCACGAGTTCTCAGCGACGTGCTCATTCAAGCCTAGTCGCGAATCCTCGACGTAGTTCAAGAAGCAGGAGATAGGAAGACCCTTCTTAGTACCTGAGTTAGATAGGATGGGAGAAGAGAACATGAACCATAACTTCGAAGCGTAGTCATAGATTCTCTGAGCGTGAGCACTGTCATCACTATGAGCCTCAGCAGCTCTAGCGAACCCTTGTTGAATACTCTCCCCCTCTAATAGATACCTGTCTTTCAGGACTGCTTTACCGAACTCTGTGAGCAGCTCATCTCTCGTCTCTGTAATATTAATAGTCATACTTCTTACTTATTAAATCCTCTAAATATGCTTCTTGATACTCTGGTCCTTTAAGAACTTTCCCATCCTCTCGATATAGCGGCTCACTGAGTCCTTCCATTTTTGACATGTTGGACTCATGAACACGCGAGACAATTGAGAATATAGGAAGTCCAAAAGTAATCGCGAACCCTGACAGCACATACTGTAAGTCCCCTAATTCTTTGTAAACGTGAGCTTCATTCTCACTAGAAGGCTCTGCCTGTAATAAGGCGATAGCCTCTTTTAACTCTGTGAACTCCTCCTGGATTAGAGCAAGTCGAAGAGCAACTAACTTCTCATCTTTGACTAAATCTGCTGTGAGGACTTCCTGTTTAAATGCTGTCGAGAAATCGAACACCATATCTTCATATTCAGTTGTAGGGAACTCTGGGTAACTATGACTCACTTAAATCTCCTTTATACCTATCATCTTCCCCGTACCCATGGAGCTCATGGGATATCAGGAATAACACGTTACAACCTGCATGAACCAAGTGACTCAAGCCAGTCTCAAGGTCTTTATCTTCCCCTTGAATCCAAGCGCTTAAGTGTCTTAAAGTGCTTGAGATTAACCTGGACCACTTGAACCCTTTGCGCCAATTGTGAGCATCGTACTTCTCCGCTCCGAACTGTAGAACTTTAGCAATCTCTTCCAGGGCATCGAATGGTAGTAAAGCGAGTGGGGGTTTATCTGAGTCGTGCTTTGTTCCACCCTCTTCTTCTAACTTGGACTCCATAACTTCAAACTTCCTCATAAAAATCTCCAAATCTATTACATTACTTAGGAATGGATACAAGGAGACCATAACTTCACTTTCTTTTTTCTAAAATCGTAATCAGTGTTCCTACAAATTCGAGCGACTCTCGCATTTAATAAGGCTACTTCTTCGGATAGACCCTTCTTCTCAAATTGCTCTACAACAACTCTCCACCACTCAGAAGGCTCTACAGCATCTAAAAGTTTCTCTGCTGTCTTAGGGCCTACGCCAGGGCATCCAGAGTACCCGTCGACTGTGTCGCCTGATAAGGTTTGGATGAGGTGGAATCTATCAGCTTGGGTTTCTGTAATAGACTCAACATTGCCATCGCCCTGTGAAAATCTGTAATAGTTACAGGGGACTCCGTAGAAATCTTTGTCAACTGATACCAACGTTCTTGGTCCTCGGATGATAGACATGGAGGTTCCCAAAATCCCGAGAATGTCGTCTGCTTCAAGGGTTGGACGTTCGTAAGTTTCATAATTCTCTCTCACATAATCCTGCATAAAATTAAGTAATATTGGTTTCCGTTGGGATTTACGGTGTGCCTTGTAGTCAGGCATGATTTCTTTGCGCCAGTTTGATTCAGAGTCTGTTAGAGCGAAGATGATTCGAGTGCTCTTCGTGACTCCGAGTTGTTCTCGGACAGCTCGAAGGAGCCCCTCGAAGGAGTTGATAGCCTCGTGTTCGTAGGCGTGTAAGGTCCAAAGACCTTCTCCCCAATCAACCTCTCTCTCAACTGCTACTGAACTTCTGTACGCAAAGATGTCCCCATCAATCAGTAGTGTGGCCATCTATTCTCCTGGTAATTCAATCTCTCTACGAATACTGGTTAGCTTAAAACATTCCGCTAAATAACAGTTAGCTATGCCCCGATAAATATCAGGTAAATGTTCATCTGATATTAAGTAACCTAATAGATATTCTCTGGATGATTCTAAGAACTCGTATTCAGCTCCATAAATGTTTAGTCTCATAATAAATCAACCTCAACAAGCACTTTTATTTTATTGGTCATTGTTTTCTCCGTTCCGTCATTTCGTCCGTAATAGCTAAATTATATGGACACTGACCACGCTGATTGATGGTTAATGTATCACCGATATCATCCATATGGTGCTCCAATAAATGCATCATTATCCCTATATTCTCACCTCGATGTGGACAATCTTCGTTAATTAAAAGTAAGTTTTTGTTATGTAAATATTTAACAGAGAAAGGAACCCCTTTAACATAAAGCATCTCCATCACGCATCACCCCATTTCTTAATCCATTCTTCAGCTTTTTCTTCTTGTGTGAATTGAATATAGTCTTCCCACAAATCTGAAGCAAAATGCTTTTGAACCTTATACACCTGTTGGCCGTTTACAATATCCGGCATCACCCGATACCGTGGGCGAAATAGACATTTAATCCCGCTCATCACTCCACCCCCTTCAATAATGCATCCGCTTTGGCGAGTGCTTCTTCACTTATTCCCTTCTCAGCTAACTGACAGGCTACACTGAACCCCTTCTGAAACTCAGTCATATCATCCCAGATAGGAAAGTTTTGATGCTTTAATAAGTACCGAATACTCTGTTTGTTTTTATCTAGTGCCTCCCGCAACACAGACACCGCTTTGAGTAAGCGTGTATTCATCTGAACCATATTGTCAATAACGTTGTCGTATGATTGGCCTTTAAGCGGCAACGAAATACCCATTTCATTACATGCCTCTCTAAATAAAGGGTCAATTTGATTCATCACTCAACGGCCTCCATTAATCTAGATAATTCTTTTTTTAAGTCGCAAATATAATCATTACCAAAATAATAAAATGCGCTGTATGCCACGTTAACAACGTATAAGCCCATAATGATGTAGTTAATTAATAGTTTGTACTCCATCATTCCACATCTCCTGTTTGTACATACCCAACTAACGTCGTCAAAGCTTTGTAAACCTTTTCAGCACCATTAGTACAAAAATGGAAGTCGTCAAACGCCTTGCTCATAAAATCTTCCTTAAATGTACACAATCGGGTGTGGTGATTTTCAGCACATTTATCAAAAATATAACCGAGTAGTTGATATTCATT